ACAATATTACTCTCAGCAATTCTGTGTAGTGAATGATATGTTGTGAAGATCAACTGGTTGTGACCATCGTTAGCATTATGAAAGTTGAACTCTCTGATAGCATCAACCTTAGTTGTACTGAAGTGATGAGTCTCTCCACTGTGAACGTGCATCACTTTGACATCAGTAATGAACTCAAGAAACTCTGCTGACAACTGGTTTGCCAATAGAATACGAGGAGCAACAACCACTATGGTATGTTGAGGGAACTTTGAGAACTCTCTCTTGGCATCCTGTATCATACAGATAGTCTTACCACCACCTGTAGGAACAATAACCTGACCTTTGTCATTGTCAATCATTGCCTGTATTGCTTGCTCTTGGTGTGGTCTTAGTTGCATAGGTTTCCTGTTGATATACTTATTATAGCATAAAAAAACCCCCATGCAGGGGGCTTGTGACACTTTTTTAACTGATCTCTTAATTAAAAATTAATTCGATCTTTATTTTGTAATCGTTCTTTGTTACTAAAAAATGTAGTAATAGAGTATCTACCATAACCATCAAAATAATCTGAATCTTTAACAGTAACTTTTTTAACTCCATGTTTAACCCAACCTGGTAACATTATAATAGAGTTATTATCACATGAGTATTGATAATCATAATCAGGAAAATATAACTCACCACCATCAAACTTCTTAGGTTCCTTGTGGAAATATGAAAATGCAAGATACTGCATCTGCATATCTACGTGTGGTCTATAATCGTCACCATCATGATAATATCTCACCTTAGTAGTATCCCAATTACAAGACTTAGCTATGGACAGACAGTCATGTACATTTGAGAAAGCATTTAATATTTCAGAATCAAACATTTTTCTCGTAACTGTTAATATATTTGATATGGGTCTATATTTTGTTGAGTAAACATCATCTAACATTAAAGCTTTTGCATTTGTATAATTGACAACACCACCATATTCTCTCGTACCCATTAATTTATTTGGTTTTGTCAAAAAATCTAATTCTTCCCATATCAATTTAAGTTCATCATCATTATAAAAATCTTTTATTATGAGATGTGGGAATGGTTCAGTATATGCGTCTGCGTGTAAATTTTCCATAATCAATTCATAAAATAACTTCTGTGGTTTTCTTTATATCTAACATTAAAAATATCATTTCCTCATCAGAATAGTTGTGTCCTTCATGTTCTAAATCCATTACATAATGTAGTTGCGGTTCTCCCTCCTCCCAGTGTGTTTTCCTACCATTTTCCCATACCATATAACATTTTTCTTTATCAGGTATTTTTATGGGTATCTGTATTCTTTTATATGGTTCACTAAAAATATCAGGGTCTCTGTGTTTTTCTACTTTTGTTCCTGCATAGAAAACACCAATCGCAGACCACAAAATCTCGTGATTCTCATGAATCTTTATAATTTTCTCGTTCATAAATTTTTTACGAATAAGAGTCCTATTCTTACGATTTACTAATTTATTCCAACTGTAATCAATAAGATTGTTGGAATATGGTCTTGGATTATGTAATTTATAAAGTGGAAACTTAGTTACTTTAGCCCACTCATATAAATCTTTGATATCTTGTTTAGTTATCATAATTTTGTGAACAAAGCTAATACACCACTATTTAACAGTATATCATATTCTTTTCCAATTAACAATTCATCATAATCATATTTTTTTAATTCAATATCATTCACGATTGGATGACCATCAAGACAAATCAAAACAGACTCTGAATCCACTTTTATTTTATCTTCAACCACGAGTTTACCATCCCAATCATCATCATCATTTAATGTATTAAATCCCCACATTGATGTATTTTCTAAAAAATGGAAAACATTATGTTGTCTATAAAACTTTTTTACATCAATTAATTTACCATTTGCTTTGATGATAGTGACATCATCTGAAAATGGTTTTGCAATTTTTGCTGATCCATAATAAACATATTGATAAATGACACCTCTTTCATCTGGAAATTCATATCCAGCGGTGCCTTCATCAGCTTTATATGCACAAGACATCCATGAATCAAACCTTTTCATATATCGTGAAATAATCATAGGTGAACTCTCCTCATTTTTAACTTTTTAAGTCTTCCAAATCTAGTAGTTTTACCCATGAGAGTCTTTCCAATCAAAGATTTATAGTTCAAAAGTTCATCAACATCAACTTCATCTGGTATATTTGATTCTAAAATAGGTTCTCTTTGATCTTGACTATTAATTTTATTAATTAAAACATCATTAACCATAGTATCAATGAAATCTTCTATGTCATCATCATCATTTAAATTAAATCTATCCATATCAACAATCATAGAAAAATAATCATCAATTGATTTATGTGAATGTAATCTACATGCTTTAATCACAATACTATTTCGTTCAGGTAGATATTCCTCTATTTTAAAAATAACTTTCATTTTTTACCCTCATAAAGTTTCCAATATTTTGGATGAAGATATCCCATTGAATAATCATTATCACCATCTTTTTTAAACACTAGAATAACATCCCCTACTATTGCCAATCTCTCTCCAACAAAATCTCGTGCATTATCAGTTGAATGCGCCAAGGAACTTGGAAATAAAACTATAGATCCTTCTTGTGGATTCATATGAAATGTTGAGGCATTATGCTTGTTAGTGTTACGAACTGCATCTTTTATATCACTTTTATTTAATCCAGCTAATAATCCATTAATATTTTCCTCATTAGAAAAACGTAAACGATGTGAATTAGGTGGTGTATTTAGATAGTATGTAAATGATATATCACTATTAGCATGATTATGCCATTGAATATTTTCATATGGAGCTCTCGCTCTTGACAACCAACTTTTTGTAATAATAAAATCAAATATATCCTCATATTCAAGAACATCGTGAACATATGTTTTTACATTTTCAATAACCTCATCGAATATTTCTGTAAGATTCTCGTCAAGATGTATGTAAGGATTTCCAGTGTTTTCACTTGTAGTATTATACCACTCTTCTCCATTTTCACAAATAGTTTGTTGTTCATAATCATACTTTGAATATACATCATAAAATGCTTTTTTGTATTTCTCATGATGTAAAACTTTATTTGAATAAATTGTTGTCGGAAAAATATCAAAAATTTCAATGTTAGTCATAATCTTGCATCATACCCCAACTTGTAGCAATGTATTTTGATCCATTTATCGGTGGATTTCCTCGGTGTGTATGTGTAAATCCAGCGGGAAAAATAAGCACGTCACCTGCACGAGCCTGTTCTCTACGATTTTGATATAAAAATTCTGTTTCACCACCGTCAAAAGAATCATTTAAATAGACTTGCACCACAAATGCACGTTGTGCATTGAGAACTCCACCATTTTCATAATGCCAAGCATGAAATCCTCCACCCATTGGTATTTTTTTTATTTTTAAATCATATAATATAAACTTAGATTCTTTCAATACACTAAAAGTTTCTATATAATTATCAACACAATTTTTAATATTTGGTAATATTAAATCTGATATTTTACTCGTAGCTAATAAATCAACCTCCCAATCATCTATCAAATTTATTGACATATGATTTTGCTTATGTAAATATTCCTTATCATAATACATCAAATTATTATGTTTTAAATATTCAATATTTTTTATAACCTCCTCACAATTGTAAGGGGTTAAAATGTCATTATAACGTTGAATTAAATCCTTCTCTTGTGTCATGTAACAAATCTTGCATAATAATATTATATCATAAAAAATATATATGTAAACTAATTGATAGCTCCGTTTGATCTACCTCCAATATATGTACCACTATTGGCGACAGATATATTTATCCCACCATTGGTTGCCCTTATAGCAGATCCATTTCCACCTCCTGCTCCACCACCGGCACTAGAACTACCGCCACCATCTGCAGGATTACCATTCTGTCCACCTTCTCCACCTGCACCACCATATGCTTGGTTGTCATTAACTGCACCTCTACCACCATCACCAGAAGTGGTTGCATTACTAGATGATCCACCAAGTGCTGGTACATATGAACCACCGGGACCTGGTGATTGTGACACACCACCTCCTGCTCCAAAAGGAGCTCCTGCTCCACCACCGCCTCCACCACCTGAGGCTTTTCTATCTTTACGTTTATCTCGTTGTCTTCCATATCCACCTCCACCACCACCACCATATCCGGCACGAAGAAGTCCACCATTAATATTAACCTGAGCTGGATGCTCAACTCCTAATGCACTACTACCACTCCCTCCTGGTTGTCCACCCTCAAATTGATATCCTCTTCCACCATTACCACCTCTACCACCAGAACCATATAATGATCCTGTATTTGCAATATCAATTGTAAGATTTCCTACGATTCCACTCCATGACCCAGTTCTAACCGCACATCTATCTGGATTACCTCTTCTTTCTTGACCTTGCTGTGATCTGAATTGGTTATCAATGTGTATAATTATTTTAGACCCAGATTCTTTTTTACCTCTAAAGTTACCAATCACTGTGACGGAATTATTATTCCATTTATTAGTCTTTGCATTAATATGATATTGTGTTCCACCTACCGACCATAAATTAACAACAACATTTAAACTTTTTCCACGAAAATGACTAAATGCAATTTGACCAGTTTGTGGTATTCCAGTATCTAATGGTCTATTAGATAACTTATGAACAGTTTGAGAAATACGATATGTTCCCAGTGATCTTGCTGGATTAGCTCCAAACTCAGTCTCAATCGTATTTTTAAACGACATATTCGTTTGTGAACCAGGTATAGTCATAGGTTAAATTGCAGCGTCCGTAATTTGTCTCCACGCAGATCCATTATAATATTCTAGTCTATTATCAGTTATATTATATATCATCGCACCTGCAACAACACCAGATAAATTACCTCTTTGAGATGTAGTAACTTTTGGTGGTAACATAAATCTAGTTGTAATGGTACCAGCATCAGCTAAATCAACTGATGATCTTAATGTCTGTGTACCAACACCCACTGCCAAGGCAGCAATGCTCGCATCACTAGCGTTTACTGAAATACCTGTAGGTATTACTGTTGTCTTAATTCCAACTTCACCAGTGGAATTAACAAAAAATCTATTAACAGCACCACCATAGACAGATCCATCATTTACATCTAAATTTTGACCATTTTTTGGTGCACCACCGACAGATAAAGTGCCAGTAATGTGTCCTGTACCTGCTGTTGCAATACCACTTACATCATGATTTTCTGAAAACAGATTATCTGTAAAAACATTTTTTGCAGTCACAACTCCAACAAATGTTGACAAACCACTTACATTTACTTGTGTGGGTGTAACATTTCCTGTTAATGATTCAACTTCAACACTATTAGTAAAAACAGCAGATCCAGTAAATCGTGAAGTTCCTTCTACATGAAAAAGTGAAATAGGATCATTGATACCAATGCCTAATGAACCAATTCCTGTAAGAGTCATTAATTCATTACCAAATCCTTTGTGCCAATTATAATTACCACTACCATTAAATCCACCAGCGTTTAGATAGTAATTAATATTGCCACTATCATAATTGATAAAATCTAATGATCTTCTTGTTGAATTTGTTGCTCCACCACTTTCATCTCCGTACCTTATACTTGCAAAAGAAGTTGATAAAGCCGATGTTCCACCATTCAAACTCGCAATCTGCAATTCATTAAAGACAGAGACACCTGAACCGACAGTAATAAATTTGGTAATATTATCATGTTTTATATCAACACCTGAATTAAGTGTTGCTTCTAGATAAATTTCACTTCCAGTGGCATCTCTTAATTGAATATCACTACCTCTTAACTGAAGATCTCCACTACCAGTTTCTGATATAATACTTTGTCCACCACCATCATCTATATGATATATTTGTAGATCATCTGCAGATCCAAAGTTTGCCTTTACAGCATCAGGGAAAAATGCGTTTGTACCGAATCCAACAGTGGCACCATTACCGACTATAATAGGACTATTAAATGTTGAGACACCTGCAACATTTAACTCATCTACTTGAGTTTGTCCATCTACATCAATATTTGTAGATACTGTGACACCACCAGTAACAGTGAGTGTACTTCCATTAAATGTTAAATTAGCACTGTCCTCTATCTCACCACCAGTTCCAGCTAAGACAACACGTCCAGAAGTTAAATCCTCTATCTTAAATGTATTTGCTTGACCTCCATCATTAATATCAAGTAATCCATCAGTCGTAACAGCATCTAATGTTGAAGCACCATCAACATTTAATCCATCAAGTTCAGTTGTTCCATCTACATCTAAATTACCATTAGCATCTATATTACTAGTGAATGTAGAGACACCTGAGACAAAGAAATGATTTGTTGTTGTAAATCCAGTAACACTAACAGTTGGGAATGTTGAGAGACCTGTAGTTACTAAATCTTTAGTTGTTAAAATACCAGTAACTACTAAATCTTGAGTTGTAGTAATTCCACTTATTAAAACATTACCCTGTGTGACACCAAATCCAATTTGTGTATTTGGATCACCACCAACTTGTAATTCAAATACAGGATTGTCAGTGGATATACCAAGTTTTGCAGTTGTTGATAAAGAACCTGCCTGAGCTACGAACCCATCGGTTGCAATCGCAACTATACCTGATAAATCACCAGCAGCACCAACAAATTTAGTTGCAGTTATTATTCCACTTGCAGCATCTATAATGATATTTGGACCTACACTAATTGCAGCTCCAACATTTACTCCAAAACTTGTGAGAATACCAGATATACTTGCACTACCTCTCACATCAAGTAATTTTTCAGGAACTGATGTGCCAATACCAACCAGACCATTTGGATTTACAACAAAATGATCATCATCAACTTGCAGTCCATTCTGATAATTAAAAGATTTATTATAATTCGACATTGTGATTCTTTTTAGTTATTTATTTTGTTTTCAAGTGCAGTGACTTTAGATGAAAGTTCCTTTATTGCTTCGACTAAAACAGGAACTAACTTTTCATATCTTACAGCAAGAGTGCCATCTTCACGTACACTTATAATACCCGGAAGACCAAGTGCTTCAATCTCTTGAGCTATGACACCAACTTCACTACCATTTTTACTAGATAACTCATTCCAATCAAATGTGTTACCACTAATTGATTTGACTTTATCTAGTGCTTGCTTAATTGGTGAAATATTATTCTTAAATCTCTTATCAGAAGTAGAATATGCAATAATATCATCAGTAGCACTTAATACTCCATTTATATTCACACCAGTTTGAGTTGTTTCAAATCTCTGTCCAGCACTACTACCATTCCAATGTAATTTCACTCCACCAGCACCACTAAACTCTCCCATCATGGAAGTTCCATTAGTTTTACTGATATAAACTATCTGATCACTTTGTAAGAATAGATTTCCAGTTCCAGTTTCTCTCATAACAGAGTTTCCACCATCATGAAGTATTTCTAAATCAGAGTTAGAAGAAGCTCCTCCAAACTCAAGTTTTACTCCATCAGGTAAAAATACCTGATTATTAAATGTAGAAATACCACTTACATTTAATTTACCTGTATTAAGAACATCTTCACTAGAATTATATGTTAGTGCAGAGTCTGTGGCAGCACTTGTCATTTGACCAGAAGTCAGTGAAGTCAAGACTAACCTTTGGGTACCTGATCCAGCAGCTAAAGTTGAACCGGTGTTGGTAAGTCCAGCACCATCTCCAAAGAATTCAGCAGCAGTTACTGAACTACTCACAGATACATTTGTTGCAGTTAAGATTCCAGTTACTATGACTCCCGATGCAGTAGTCTCAAATTTAGGATCATTGTAATTGGCATAATCATACCATAATTGTACAGATCCTCCTCCATTAAATTTGGCAATGGACGGAGCAAGTGCAACATTATGTCTAATATGAGTAGTAGCTGCATCAATGAATAATTCAGTTCCAAAGTCTCTTATGACTGAGTTAGTATTGGAAGTATGGTAAATCTGAAGATCATTACCATCACCTAATTGTAATTTTGAATTATCTGGAAGATTAATTGATGATCCAGCACCAATGTTAACTGTTCCGGCAATACCAACACCACCATCTACAACCAACGCTCCAGTGCTTGAGTCAAAACTTTCTTTATCTTCATTATTTGTTGGACTTATTTTAACATTATTGTATATGTTAACATCTTCATTAAATGAGACAGGTCCGTCAAATTGTGAAAGTTGTGCATTAGATTTACCACCCTCCACAACAAGTCTTTCTTTTACTGTGACTTCATCAAATATAACACTTAATCTTGATGGATCAGCACCAGTTACAGTTGGTATGGGCACATCAAAACTAATCTCTTCACCAGTTAAAGCTGATTTTCTATTATTTCCTATATAAAAATCACCTTTATCGTTCATACCTGTATAAACAACTGCACCACCACTTCTTTCTTGTGATTGAGATAAAAATTCTTCTCTCTCAGTTAATGTTTTAATTTGTACCTGAGGTAGTGCTGTGGAATAGTTACCAGGACCATAACCAAGATATTCAAATGTATGTCCAGAGGCACGTAAGATAGATGGTCTATGGAACTCTATAGGTATTGGTTTAATTTTTTGAATGTAAGATCCATTAGCATGAATTAATGGTGAAGTTCCTAATACACCTCTTATAACAGTTATTTTATTATTTCCAGATCCAGTTAAACTATTCTTTGAGACTCTTAATATTTCATCTTCAATTTGAATGTAAGATCCATATGGAAAACGATTTAATATAGCAGTTTGATCATTTAAAAGTGATATTTGTATCGTAGTATCTGATATCGCAACACTTGCACCTAATTTTGCATTATCATTTCCATATATTGGAACTCCTCTCTTAGATAGATTTTCACCATCAATATCAGATGTAGCGTTGTTAGCAGAAAAAGCATGTTTAAGAACATGTCCATTACTGACTGTACCATTACTTAAATGTGTTGTTGCAGTAAATACTGTGGTGCTTGTTTTTGATTTAACAATAAATGTTCCAAGATTATTATTAGCACTATCATTGAACTGGAATCTATTACCTACTGTTAAACCATGTGGATTTGTTGATGAAGTAAATGTTGTTAAAGTATTTGAAGTAACCGCAGTCATTTGAACAGACTGACCAACAACAATTACATACTGATCCGTTGTAATTTCACTATCACCAGTAGTTTTAGCTACAGCAACACTATTCTTTGAAGGAACTGATGTTAGTCTATAGTAAGAATCAGTTGTGATTCCAGATCCAGTTACTTGAATTGTTAAATTACTACTTGATCCAAGAACACTTGCACCTAAACCAACAGCATTTTGATCAAATTTGTCTTTAACTCTTCGTTGATTATCACCACCACCAGTTCCGACAATTGCTTTATCAATATATCCTATATCACCAGCAGAATAACCACCACCTGAGTTTGTAATATCAATATAATCAAAACTACCACCAGTAACATTAATTGTTGCTAGAGTTCCCTTCCAGTTGGAATTAGATGCAGAGTTTACATCAGTTAAAATTTTGACATTATAAAATGTACCATTATTAAATCCACTTGAAACTGAATTTAATTTCGCAGTTGTAATTCCAGAAAGACTATGATCATTTCCTAAAGTAATTGTAGATAAACCTGCACTAGTAGCTGATACACTCGTTACGGTTAATCCAATACCAAGTTTTTTTGTAAGTAAATCTGATGTCTCTCTTGTTATACTTTTCTTTAAATCATTTGTAGATACTTGACCGACTGGATTTCTAAGTGCAAATGATGTAGATGGACGAGGGTTATCATCTTTATTGTCTCTATCAAGTTGAGGATATAAGTCAACAACATTTTGACTGAATTTAAGATCAGTAAACTCCTCAGGAACTGAATAACTTGCATTAAGTGGAATAAGATGATATATACCATCTTGTTGAAGACCAATGTGATCTGATATTTTAATATTTCTATAGGTGTAAATATTAGATTGTAAATCTGTTCTTTCAAATCTTGGTAGGTTAACAACTCTATCATTAAAATTATTTGTAGGAGAGGTTTGAATAGTTTTACCTGGTTTATATTTGAATGTTAAACCATCAGTGACTGAATCAACCGTGAATGATCCGTTAAATCCACTATTAGCAGCTCCAACTGTATTAACTGAGTCTGTTACATTTTTAATTGTTATTAAATCACCAACATTTAAATTATGAGGTTTAGATGAAATAATTGTGACATCTTTGGTGCCTGTATCAAAAGAACATGTGCTTATGAATCTTGAGTTTCTATCAAAATCAAAATCTTGTCTTGTAAGTGCAATATCTCTTGATTTTGATGTAAAGTCTGCATCAGTTCTTAATCCTGTTGTTGAAGATTCTTGGATACAAAATCCACTTTCAGGATTTTTAGCATTTGTAATTTCTTTTGGAATCGTAACTCTTAATTTATAGAGTTTTTCATCAATACTTCTATTATCGGCAATTCTGTTTATAAATGATATTTTTCGACCACCTATGCCAACTGTTCCAAGAGAATTTAATTCTTGAAATAGTTCACTATTTGCATTGGTGTTAATATACCATTGACTGTTATCTGAGTCAAATTGTATTGGAGATCCTGCCTCACCTGAGTTTTTATCAACTACTCTACTTTTTATAACTAAATTTTCACCACCATTCATTGAAACTGCTTCTCCGTTGTTTGCATCTTGAAGTGAAGAAGCTAAACTAAATGTGGTTGTTGATAATCTAATTGCAAAGTAAACTTTATTTTCTAATGCGTTCTCTGGTAAATCACCAACTTTACTCTGTAAAATGACTTTTTCTCCTGTGAGAAGAGCATGTCCACTCACAACTTGAAATATATTTGATATTGGTGCAGCAACACTGTATTCTTTTATAGAACTCGTCACTCCATCCGACATTAAAATATTGGATGAATAATTAACATCATTAATTTTTACTAGTAACTGATCTTGATCTTTTGCACCAACCTTATATCCTTGTGTTAATGATGGAGGTTCATTATCTGCATCAGTAAAACCAAAAATGTATATTCTATCTTTACCTGAATTATTTCCTCCACCAGTAGACAATGTTGTAGTAACTCCAACATCAACAGACAACCAATCTATACTACTAATATTTTCCTCTATAGACTTTGGTGGAATATAATGAGTGATGAATGATGTATCATCTTTATCAAAAGCATTCTTTTTAAATCCATCAGCTATTAAAGCAAGTTGTCCAAAGTTTGAGTTTGAGTTAGTAATTGAGGCATCACCACCTGACAATGCTTCAAAATGTTTATTATAACCTATCGCAAAAACAGATACAATTTGAAGTATTGAATCATTAGACATTTTAATATGGCATGATTCCCAACCACTTCTATAAATTGCTCCCGAATCTAAATGATAGACTGTTGAGGGATTTGTAGATGATGATTTTTCTGCTAATTGATCACCAAAGAAATCTGATGCTAAATTACCCTCGTAATTTCTATTTGTGTCAATGTATTTGACGAACGCACGATCATCTTTTTGTAGTGATACACCAGTGAACTGTGCAACCACCATAGATCTAAATCCATCAGCTTTACTTCCATCTGCATGAAGTCCATTCATACCATATACAGATCTCATCGAAATATTAAAGATGTAAGGTGAGGCTCCTGATACTGTGTCAGTTTCAATTATTACTTGCCCACCAGGATTTCCAGATGCATTACCAATTGGATTTAAATCTTGATCAAAATCATCAAGTGTATATGTAAATACTCTTTCATTATCAGGATCAACAAATGCAACTTTTGTTGATACATTATAAGCTTCGGGACTTACATTTTTAATTTTGATAGGAGTTCCTACAGATAATCCATGAGGAGATTGAGTTGTGACGGTGATCTTATTTGATGGAACACCTGGCAAATCTCCAGAAACAATTGATGTGATACTAATCGGATCATCAGCAAATGCACCTACAATCTCCCACTCAGGTCTTTGTTTTGCAAATCCATCTGGAGTTGCAGGAAACTTTTGATCTATATCTCTAGTTGAAGCAGTATTATATGCATTTGATACTTTTGCATAATACATATCCAAATCTGTCAACCCAGATCTATCATAATTATTAACACCATCAGCGTATTCAAATATGGTTAACTTATGATGAGAAAACGTTGGTTTAACTCTGTTTGATGCAGAGAAATCACCATAATCAGTATATACCTTTCCATTTTCATCACCATCAAATACACTAAATTGCCAAAAGTAACAAGTTCCTGTTATTCTAAATATTGCACTTTTTGGATCTGATTCATATGATGTTGTTGGGTTAGGAACATATTTTGGTCTTATCTTTGTCTTTCTAAGATCAAGACCAACTATTGATGTTCCACGAGGAACAATCACACCACCATATACACTATTAAATTTGTAAAGAATATTATCCTCTTGCTCTAAATCAAAAGTTGAATTTTTTGTAATATTAAAAATTGAAGCATTTGCCTGGACGGCACCTGTAGGTCCTGGCAAAATTGCTTTTGCGATATTGCTTTCTCTTTTAATACCAAAACCTGGTCTATTATCTACTACATGCTCGCCAGGCATCAATAATATTGTTGTTCTTTCAATTAAATCGTTATTATTACCTTTTACATAAGAGAATCTAGCTGCTTCCAACAAAGCTCTCTGAATCGTCTTGAATGGTTTGGTAAGCGAATTACCTTCATTAGTTATACTGTCTGTTGAATCAAGATCACTTGGACTAACATAAAGTATCCTTCCTTCTACATTCTTGATAAAATTCTCTAATTTATTCAGGGGCATGGGTATCCTGACTACTTAATACTATATTTTATTTATGTATGATAAATGGACTACTTTTTCTCAGATAGTTGTGCATATTCAATTTTTTCTCCTTCTAACTCATTACACACTTGAAGAACACGAAGAAATTCATCAGGTGTATCACACTCAACAAGTCTTTGTGTGCCATTTTCACTAACTAAAAGAAAAGATCTAGAACACATGTCCACAACCACCTTTGATAAAAAATCTTCTTTCATATATACTTTTTTTCTATTTTAACATAATATAAAAAAATGTCAATTTTATCTATTTAGATGATTTTAGATCATCAACCTCTTGTTTTAATTCTTTTATAGCTTCAACTAATAATGGAATTAACAGTTCGTACCTTACTGCTTTTCTTCCGTCCTCTCTTGTCTCTGTTAAACCAGGTAAATTTAATTTTTCAACTTCTTGAGCTATGACTCCAACCTCCTCAACTCCTTCATCAGCATGATTTGAATTCCAGACAAAAGTGTTTCCACTAATATTATCTACCTTTTCCAATGCATTTTTTATTGGAGAGACATTATCTTTATATCTTATATCTGAAGTACGGAATGCGATGATATCACCCTTCACTCTTAAACGACCATCACTTGCCCTGATCACTGCTCTATTACTATTAGCATGATATATGTCATCTAAACTTCCACCAGTTGTTATCAGACAAATATTAGCATCATTACCAGTGTCAGAAGAATTTACACTAGTTCCAGAACCTTCATTTTCCCATGATGGCATACCATTCGCATTTGATGTCAATACCTGACCTACAGATCCATAATTACTGGTGCTATTAAATGTCCATGCACCATTAGCGTTAATTCTAAACCTTTCAGTACCACTACCATTTACAAATGCAAGAGAACTACCATTTCTTAATTGAATTCGATAATCAGAATCATCTGTTCCTTGTGTAAAATCAATATATGCACCATCACTCGAATTTCTATAAATTTCTATCCCACCATCAGTTGTCATTGCTACTCCTTTTCCATTCGCAGATTTAGCTTGACCAACTTGCAACGCACCACTTCCGAAAGTAAGTGATGAACTTGCACCAAAATTACCATTACTGTTAAATTGAACTTCAGTGTTACTTCCAGCTGCACTTGTGGTAACTTCACTACTGTTTACAGAAAGTGTTGTACCATTTATTTGAAGACCACCTCCTACAGTCAAATATTGTAAATAACCATCATTATCCCAGAATACAATTTTGTCAGCACCAGCACTTTTACCCCTCAATACAGATCCAACAAGTTCCAGAATATTACCAGCAGTTCCATCTATCGATAACCCACCTGCTGCAGAACCAGTTGAAGCATTTGTAATTCTGCCATCCACATCAACAGTAACTGATGCAAAATTGTAAGTGCCTGGTGTCACACCACTCGATGCAAGTTCATTAGATCCAACAACACCATTTCTTATTTGCCAATCAGTTCCATTACTACTTACTTGAATATCACCATATGTTCCATCATTTAGGAAACCTCCATCAGCAGAATCAACATTGAGTGTCGTATCAGTAATTGATAAACTTGTTCCGAGTGACAAATATCTTAATTGTCCACCATCGGAACCATCATCCCAAAATATTAACCTATCAGCACTACCAGGATCGATTGCAGTTAAAGTATTAGCTGATCGTGAGAATATTTCATCAATGTTACTGCTTACATTAAATGCTGAAACAGAGTCATCAATTGTTCCGAAGAAAGTTCCACCTCTAAAATTTTGTGCCCATACATTTTCCCATCGATTAGTATCATTTTGCCCCAAATCATAAGTGTTAGTTGATTCTGGATATATATCTCTTGTTGTTAAAATATTTGTGTTTGGATTATATGTCAATTCACCATCAATATATACATCTTTCTCATTCATATCTCCAGCTTGACTGATAAAGGCAAGATAATGAACACCACTTGTGTTGGTATTATTAATTTTTATTTTATTTGCAACTGCTGCTGTGGCACCAGATAAATCAAGGCCAGTATTTGATGCAGTAGTAATTCTACCCTTTGCGTCTACTGTAATAACTGGGATTTGTGTTCCGCTTCCAAAAGTTCCTGGACTTATTATATTTGCCAGTGTTCCATTACCAGTTACATTGGTGCTTCCGTCAAAATTTACACTCCATGCTAAATCACCAGTGATTGCAATAGTTCTTGCATTTGCCAGTTGTGTTGCAGTGTCTGCATTTCCAGTTACCGCACCAGAAAATTCTCGTGCGTATACTTTCCTCCACTGAGCACCTGAAGATCCAAGATCTTTACCAGAGGCATCAGTGTCATTTGAAGCATTATGAGATGGTAATATGTGACTATCAACATCAGCATTTAATGTCACGGTATCATTTGCTGCATTACCCAGAATAGTGTTACCATTTACCGACAAATCATCAGTGATAGTCAAATCTCCTGATGCTGTTACAAGAGGTGCCTTTAAATACAAATCATCATTAGAATCATTTTCAATTCCAATTTCAAATCTCATATTTTCACCACTCTGAGAGTAGTAACGCATGTAAGCCTTATCACCCGATCCACCACCAGGATCAGATTTCCATTGGATACCCACAGAGTCACTATTTCCAAACATCGGTTGAATGACATTTTCTGCTTCGATCTTATCCTTGAATGTAGAAATACCTGAATTTATTATTAATCCACCAGTGGTTGCTCTAAAACCTTTACCAGCTGTGATGATACCAACAGCATCTACGTTTGTAACATCATCATAAACTAAATTTCCAGTGATACTTAAATTTCCATTGATATAAAATTCCGATCCATTCCAAGTTAAGTTTGAAGAACCCTCTAATTTTCCATCATTACCAGAGATAAAGACGACTTCATTATTTGCGAGATCTCTTACTTTTGCAGTATCAGAATCGAGTGCATCAATATTTCCTGTTCCATCTATATAAAGATTATTCCATTGATTTGCATTAGATCCAAGATTTCTTGTACCAGATGGTATTAGATTTGTAACGAATTTTGCATTTGCTGTAATTGTATCAGCATCATTATTACCAAGATAAACATCACTATTAAAAAATGCAGTGTTATCATGAGTGATGGTGCCATCTATATCAACAGCCCCTTGGAATGTACTTAAACCACTTACAAATAATGAAGTGGCTTGAATGATGCTAGAATCTATTGAAGTGACACCATCAAAAGAATTTGCAAAGATAACATCAAATCTTCTAGTAGCAGCTCCAATGTTAACAGTCTCACCATGTTGAGGGAGTAGATCATTTGTTATTGTTGAGAATCCAGTTACAAATAATCCTTTTGATGTAACAACACCTACAAATGATGCGTCACCATCACCACTAATATTAACTTTATTACCTAAAGTTAAATTGTATCCAACTCCACCACTTAAATTCAACCCTTGATTGAAATCAACATTTCCTCCTGTGACATTGAAATTATCATCAATAATTGTTGTTCCACCAGCAGAATCAATTGTTAGATCTCCGGTGACTGTATCGATTTCATTATCATCAGTCACCCCAACCTGTATATTTCTTATATCTGCACCACCGTTTGCACGGAGCAATCCACCAAAAGTACTAAGACCTGTTACATTTAGTGATCCTGTCTCTAGAACATTTGTATCAACTACTGTGGAAACATTGAATTCTCTTGCAAAAACAGTATCCCAACGTTTGGTACTTGACCCTAAGTTATAAGTTAAAGAATCCTTAGGTAATACTGTAGCATCAAAATTTATTGATTGAGGATCTCCATCAAAATTTGCAATTGTAAATTCAGTGCCATCACTTTTTTTAACTACAATTGAAGTTTGACCACTATTACTAGAGTTATAGATTCCAAAAATTCCATCAGATCCTCCAGTTGATGCTAAATCATTCACTAATTCAAGATTGCCATTTGAAGCAAAAGTAAATTTTGTAGTGTTACTTCCATCAACACTGATTACTAATCCATTATTTTCAGCTCCAATACGACAATCAAAATCTTCTGCAAATGTTGTTTTAAAATCTATGAATGCATCATTAGCTGCCCGATTTAATTCAATCGTTCCACCATGTAGAACTGTGTAATCATTAGTATTAAATGCTTTTGCTACAATATCACCTGTTACTGATGCGATACCAACCATATTAAATGGAACATCTGATGATAACTCAGTGCCATCAGTATTAATTCCAAGTTGTGTAAAGGTTGCTATACCTAAAAACGTTGAAATACCAGTAACAAGTAAATTACCAGTAACCGTTTCTTCCTGAGTTGTATCAAGTTGACCAACAAATTTTTGAGCATAAACTTCTCTAAATCTATAACTATTACTTCCAAGATCTAAATTTTGATTATACTTAGGAATTAAATTCGATCTTAAATTAGTAGATACGTAGAGATCAGTTGTTGATGTAACACCAGTTATTAATGCACCATAATCAGTAGTTTCAATTCTTTTATTTGCATTGTGATATATTGTTGTTGCTGATCCAACTGTTGCTGTCAAATATGGTTTATCACCTGTTGTACTTCTAATTTCTAAATCATCTGAAGTAATTAAAAATTGACCTGAATCATTAACAAACTTGGTATCTCTATAATCATGAACGATACTAAAATCATCATCATCACCAAAAATAATTTTTGCACCGTCTGGGAAGAATGCTGTTGTTCCAAATCCAACAGTCGCACCAGTTCCTACAAAAACGTTTCCTTCAAATGTGGATATACCGGTAACTCTTAATCTGTTTGCAGTTAAATTTTGAATAATTTGATCAATTTGTTCAACAAGAACTTGACCAAAAATGTTAGTTGCGGTTAAGACACCAACTGCTAACGTTGCATTATTATTCACAAGAGCATCTATGCCAGTAGGATTATTAGTTCCGATACCAACGTCACCTGTTGGTGTGATGCGAAATTTTTCTGTTAAATTATTATTTGTTCCTCTATCTACAAATGGTTGATGGTTTACTGCAAAATGATGTCCAGTAGTTAATTGAAATCCTGCCCCACTACCACCAGCATCCATTTGAATGTGTTTTGAATTATTATAATTTGATATGATTGCTGGAACACCATCCTTTTGAACTTCAAAGATTCCAAAGGGATCAGTTCCGATACCAACTTTACCATCAGATGTGATGCGAAGTCTTTCATCACCATTAGTTTCTACTGTAAACGTATCATTAGCAGGAAATCTTATTGCAGTATTATTATCCCCAATATGAAATATTGAATCAGCTATACCAACTCCACTAGAAAATGTAGATATTCCTCCTACTTTTAAACCACCTGATAAGTCATAATTTCCATCATGATCAACATTTCCATCATGATCAACATTTGCATTAATATCAAGATTACCAAGAAATGTAGATATTCCTCCTACTTTTAAACCACCTGATAAGTCATAATTTCCATCATGATCAACATTTGCATTAATGTCAACATCACCATCAAACGTACTTACTCCTGTGACTGTTAATCTATTAACTGTTTGTTCATCAACAGTTACTTTTTCAGTTCCAATTATTTCTTTAATATATAATTTTCTCCATGTAGATGCATCTGATCCTAAATCAAAAGCATTACTGATACCTGCTGTTAAATTTGATGTAACAACACCAGTCACACATAAATCCACAGTTGATGTAATTCCAGTAACAGTGATTCCCATTCCTGAAGTAGAGAGTCGTTTTATGTTATTGTAATATAATTCTGCTTGTGCACCTTCAACAAACTTTGCAAGATTTTCATCATCGTCTGCATTTTTTAATTCTATGATATTACTATTAATTACTAAAGAACCTAAACCAGTTTCTTCAATATAACTACCACCACCAGATTTATGATATATCTTAAGATCATTATCATCACCGAATATAACACCAGCAGTATCTCTCACATAAATTGAACTTGCAATACTAACAGTCGCAACTCCAGTGATGCTTACATCATCAGAAACACTTACCGCAGCCGATACTATAACTTGATCTTTAAATGTTGAAAAACCAGATTGAACTATAATTCCATTTCCAAAAGTGCTCAATCCTATAAAACTAGATAAACCGCTTACTATTAAACTATTTGCCTGTACGTCATCTAAAATTATATCGTTTTGTGTAAAAATATTTCCACCAACATATAAATCACCACCTGTAGTCGTGATACCACCTGCCGCTGCTAGAGTAATTGCAACTCCTACCGGAGGTCCGGTAACTGATAATCCTCCACCAACATTTAAATTTTTATCAATACCCATACCACCTTGTGATATGATCGATCCAGTGTCTGTATCATTTGAATCGTCTAAATTATTGACAAATATCGCATCATTTAAAGTTATTGTATTTGAGGCAGATTCAAAAATTAAATTACCACTTGTTGTTTCTATTTTGTTTCCATCTATAACAATATTGTCAACATTTACTTTAAAAAATGTTCCAACACCTGCTGCGAATAAATCTTTTGTTGTTGTAAATCCTGTAACATTTAATTTAGTGCTTACAGTTGCAACTCCTATTCTTGCTTGTTCAATATCAGATACGTTTATATCTGCCTCTGTGATAGTTGCGACTCCAGATACATCTACATCAACAAAATTATTTTGTATTGTAGTAATTTTTGCAGATCTTATTTCTTCCGTGGCTGTAAAAATACCAGTCACGATAGCTCCCGTGGAAACCGTTTCGAATCGTTTAACGTTATTAAAATTCAATTCAACAGCATTACCAGCTATAAATTTTGCTTCTGTCTTATTTCCTCCATCACTTTGAACAAATAATGTCCCCGTATCATTCATAATCTTTGAAGATCCATCAAAGAATATTTCAAAATCTAAATCATTACCAAATTTTAATTTTGCATTATCATTAAAATCAAATGAACTTGTAGATATATCCCATTCAGCATTATAATTTGCTCCTTTAAATCTAACATCAGTTTCAAAGTCAAGACCACCCTGTGCCTGTGATGCAGTTAATACTCCTGTAATTATTAAATTTGAGAAAGTGTTTATTCCAGAAAAATTTGTATCTCCTAAAACATCAAGCAAACCTTTAGGTTGTGTACTTCCTATTCCTACTCTTTTACTTGTTTCAATATAAACAAAATTAGATGCACCATCAATTAGACCTGTGTCGTCATGAAACTGCATGTTTGATATTGTTCCACCAGCACCAGCTTGAATTGATCCCGGATTTGTATATTCTAATCCTCCTTCATTATTTTTTGTAAGTATTTGTCCGGATGATCCTCCATCATTATTAAAATCAAATATTGTACCTTCTAATCTTAAATTTCCGTTTATGTGTAGACTTTGAGTTGGGGAGGATGTGCCAATTCCAACTGAGGCAACACCAACAGTCGAATTGTCATAGTTAAAAAATGTGGCAGAATTAAAATCACCGTTATCATTAAAAAGTATTTGTCCGTCGGTTCCTGGTGGTGCTATAGTAACTGTTACCGCAATACCGGGATTATCCATCCCCGTTCTTGTTCCCTCTGCGGTTACAATATTTCCTCTAAAATCTAATTGTGTGGTGCTACTTGGACCTCCAACTAAGGTGCCTTCTTCAAATACACTAATAGATCCTGGTATTAATCCTCCCTCTACAGGAATCCAGAATCTCTCACCAGGTCTATTAACGACTGATATAATCTGTAATCTCTGACCAACAGGAATTCCTGGTGAACCTGATGCACTAGGTGGATCTCCTAGATTTGGTTCAGCTTGTTCTAATCCAAGATATTGATATCTGTCAGTGCTTAGATAAGCTTGATCCGTTCTTTTAACTCTTCCACTTAAATACTTTGGCATATTATGTTGCTGTGCTATTCTCTAAAATACTACAGATAAATTCCATCTGAAGTGGTCCGACTAATCCTCCGGTTGTTGTGACACCAACATTTACAGTAAAAGTATTTGCAATACCAACAAAAGTTGAAATTGCTACATTGACACCATTTCTAGCCGGATCTGTTGACCTAGGGTATGATTTTTCTTCAAAATAGTTATCTTGAGAACATTTAAATATGAGGGAATTATTATTAAATTCAATAGTATTTCCAGTTGTAAGGTTATGAGCTGAAGCTGTTGTTACAGATAAAATACCAGTTACTGCATCATATGTAGTTCCTTTTTTTGGTGTAATTTTATTGTTTATTTGAGTTCCTGATTTTACAGTAATTGCGTCAGGTAATGATCGAATAAATCTGTGCTCAGATGGTCTAAAGGTGTGTGGTAAATTATTAACAACTCCTGTGTTAGTTTCAAAAGTTGTAATTCCAACAACTCTTTCAACAAAAAATGATCTTTGAGGTGCAGGAAACAACGAACTAGTAATACCAGCGGTTGATGGACAAGTAAAAGCTATGCCAGCCATGGTGATCTCTTGATCCACACTCAATCCATGAGGTTCATATGTTGTAACTGTAGTTATTCCTGTGGTGTGATCATATTTTACATCATTTATCGTAGCAATACCTGTTTGAGTTCCGGAAATCACAATTGAATCAGCTACAATTGCAGTTCTTTCTAAAACTAATCTACCATCAATTAAAATAACCGCATCACTAGGAGGTATATCAACATCTCTAACAATTCTATTATTTCTTAAATTACCTGCTGTACTGGTTGCAACACTTTTTCTACGATGAGAGAATGTTATTGTTGGGAATGTAACACCAGTGCTTACATTTGATACTTGAGCGTACAAAACAATAGCAGAAGTTCCAACGTTTGCTTCAAAAAGTGTTTGTTCACCTGGTGCAACCGGTACTGCGATTGTTATAAATTTATTAAGTGGTGCTATTGCCATTTATCTCAATGCTAATATTAATGGTGTGACCTCTGCTTGGATCGCTCTTGCAAAGTCTCTTCCTCTTATTGTTGAAGTTGTTTGATCAATTTGAATTCCTTCTCCTATGTCAAAGTTTCCTTTTTGATCAGTTGAAGTAAATGGAATTTGTGCTCCATCAGAACTTACAACTTCATTTGCCTTTATAGGTATTGCACCTTGTAAGGGTGTTGCTATATTTATATCTGTACCCGTACCGACATATTCAAATGAATGAGAACTTGTAAGTATACGACTTATCCTTTGAAGTGAAAATGGATCATTCGGAAATAACTCATAAGGAATAAATTCGTTAAAGGTAATTGATGTAATACCTACACTCGTTGTCTCAGATGCCTCACTTACAGTAAAGAAAATAGGTTCTGTTTTAACAGTGGCAAGACCTGTGTTACCTTCTATATCAACAATAAGATTTTGAGTAGACAAATAATTTCTACCTTGAGCAATCACATTAATACTACCTATAGTTCCCGCAGCACTTACGTTTGCAGTTGCCTCTGCGATAATTCCTTGAGGTCCTTTTGGAGAACTTGATCCATCTGCATCTCTTATCAATATATTTGGTGGATCAATCGCACTATAACCACTGACATCTACTCCTGGTAAAACTGTGACTTCGGCAACTCTCTCAAGTGGTTTTGTTATTCTACCAGATCCCACAACATCCGGATAATTGTCAAGGTTTATTTGGAAAAATAATGCCTGACCATCAAATGGTCTTCGAACCGCACCAGTAAATGGTGGTGTTGGTGATCCGCTTGAATCGTCTCTTACCTCTGCACATACGATGGTATCTGTATCTGGTGGTGTGCTTCCTATTGGCAATCCAGACGGACTTAAACCAGTAACAATACCCGTGAATTGTGTTGATCCTAATCCCACTGCAACTAAACCAAAATTACCAAATGATGAGTTAGAGTTTGTTAAATCACATTGAGCACCACTAGCAGCATAAATTCCAATGTCTGTGTTGATTGTAAATATCGAAACTAACTGTGCATATGCATCATTTGTAAGTGAAACTCCAATACCATTTTCATTGTACTGGGTAAATGAATCACAGACCATTGATTTAAGATCTGCACCAATTGTTGAAGCTGTCGCATTATCACCATCAACTTTCATACCAATACTTCCAGTCATGAAGTTTGTGCAATTTCGAATATAAGGTGATCTCCATCTACCACTTGGTCCTTCAGTCGCAGGTCCAGGTTCAGTGTATCCTGTTACCGCACTATCAGATCCAGCTGGAGGAGGGAATGCCACACATGCTGCTCCAGAATGATCAACTCCAACATTAGATCCACCAAAGTTTAAATTTTCAACTAAACATCCTCTTCTAACATGAAATACATCTTTCAATGGATTTTGTGGTTGAACAATTACAAGTCTTATATCCTGTCCTGTAATTGACACATCAGTTCTCAAACCAATCGGATTATTTTCCAAATATACACCTGGTCTTACTACAATGGTGTCATTTTCAACTGCGATTGCAGCTGCACCACCTATCGTGGCTTTTGCATCACCCTCAAGTAATCCACTATTTGAATCTAATCCATTTTTAGACACCCAAATCGTTCTTTTTGTTTGAACACCTGATGGTCTCCACGATACTCCAGTTCCAACAGAAGATAGTCTGTAATCTGTCTTACCAGCACCAGGATCTGCAACCGTGTCATTAATATCAATTAGTGCTGAATCTAGTTCTAAATTACCCTCTATTTTTGTTGCACCACCTATATTCAAAGATTTACCAATACCGACACCACCAACAATTTGCAATGCTCCTGTTGTAGTTGAAGTAGATTGTGTGATGTTTTCTAAAGTAGATATACCAGCTACTATTATATCATTGAAGGTCGAACCTCCAGTTACACCTAAAGTACTACCAATTGAAACTGCACTTCCTACATTTGCATTACCACCAATATTAATTGTGTTTGCTATTCCAACACCACCATCAATAATTACTGCTCCATTTAGAATATTAGTAGAATCAGTAGTATTATTAAAATTTGATATTCCTGCTACATCTAAAGAACCTTGTAGAGTTGTTGCTGCATCAACATTTAAAGTAGTATCAAAGTCAACTGCCTGTTGCACATTTAAAGTTCCCTCTAATATGGAGTTTCCTACAACTGTCAATTGTTGTTGTAAGTCTGTATTTTGAGCTACTGAAAGTGTACTGTTAAGTGTCGTGGCACCATCCACATCTAAAATTCCACCAATATCAGTTCTACCATCAACATTTAAGTTAGTATCAAAATCTACGTTACCAGTTACGTGAACTTCTCCAGTTACATCTAATTCAACATTTGGTTGAGCATTTTGAATTCCAACTTTCGTCATTCTATAAATTGATGCAGTACCACCACCAGCACTCTCAAAACCCCAAAGATCTCCAACAAAAGCAGTTGCAACACCTGTTCCTTTACCACCATTCTCAGTTACACTTGCAGCAGTGACTACGAAAGCATCGGTTCCTACACCCAAAGAATTTTTATTAACAAAATTTATTGTTTGAAATGATTGTCCAGCACCAACTTGACCACCTTGTGCGGGTGTTGGTACAAATACACTCTCATCCATGAGGAATATACCCTCAGTAAATGAAGGAGTTTGAGTGACCCATGTGATTCCATTTCCATCTTTACTTAGAAATGCGTTTAATGCTCCTGATTGATTTCTTGAATCAAATATTTCTTTTCCAATACGAACACTGTCAGCTGTATGAAAACTTTGTGTTACACTAGTAGTTCCTATTCCAATTGAATTACCAGCACTAACCAAGACTGAACCATTAATGTCAAGAACATAATTTGCTTGTGGTTCAATTTGATTTAGATTTTCTCTATTAATCCCTATCTTTTTAATAAGAGCTATACCATTTACATCCAGCAATGACTTAGGGTCTGGTTGATTTAGTCCTAAGGTTGTTCTCAGAAGTCCAAGACCAGTAAAGCGAGTATCCTCATCAGGATCAAAATCCACTCCAGTAAAAGTAAGAATAGTCTCACCATTAGATGTTGGAGGTGCAGATAATGTAAGTATAGTATTGCTATCAACGGCAGCAACTTTAGTGCCTGGTGCAAGAGCACCGACTCCACCTACAACAGTGACATTAAATTCTGGTGAAATGCCCTCGGTATTGTTTAAAGTTATCTGTGTGCTTGTTGTATCTAATGTTGTTGTTACATTTTCAATTATTTGTGGACCATCTTCCTGAGTTCCATCCTCTGCTAAGAAGAAAGGCATGTTTAAACTAAACACTTGTGAACGATAAGCTGCTTCACTTTTTTGTGTTGGATTAAATTTTGCAGGTTTTAAAGTACTAGGCGTTGTAAGTGCATTATCAATAATATGTAATTCAGTTCCAACGGTGGTAAGACCAGCTAAAATACTTTGTTTTTCAACTGTTAGATTACCTCTCACCCTTAAATCTTCTACAATATCAACACTACCATCTATTTGAAGTTCATCAATTCCTGTTAGTTTACTACTACTGTTTAAATTAATATCACCACCAATGTCAACGTTCTTTAAAAAGGTTACGTCCTCATTAAATTGAGCTTTATTACCTGTAACTGTGATATCTTCTGACATTAGATTGGTAAATTAAGAGAATTAAGTGATGGTAATGATGAAAAATTCTTAGGTAATGATTGAGAAATAGATCCTAATTGTCCAGTTATCGCATCAGTATCGATTGATCCAACAGCTGTTTGTAGACCAGATGCAAGACCATCAACATCTAAATCACCTAAGGGTGAATTAGCTACAATATTTGATACATCAAGTCCAAGTTTTGAAACTGCACCTGCTGATTTTAGAAAATCATTTCCAACTTTATCACCAGCTCCAGCAAACGCACGTTGTAAAAAACTACCTACAGTTGCTTCAATAACATTTCCAAGTAATCCTTCTGCATCAACTTTATTCCCATTAAGAAGAATTCTTGCACCTGCGTTTAAATTAATATTACGATTAGCTCTAAAATCTATATCAACATCAGATACTAATTCAATATTGCTTCCCTTTATTCTTATTTTACCATTTTGATTTGCAGTAATACAAACGTCACCCTCTGTGGTACTTAAAATTATATCTACCGAACCTTTACCTTTTTTATTTAATCCTGCCTTTACTTCTACAGGACCGTCATTGTGAACTCTAAATTTACCAGATTCACTTAACTGACATAAATGTTGCTCTTTATTATCTGTTACTGCAGTTAAAATATAAACAGAAGAACCATCAGCACCCATTTGTGGATTGTTAACATCTATCTTAAACTTTGAACCGCAAGCAATCTGTTCTCTTGCTTCCCAATTTTCATTTGGTCTAGTCATTAGTAACCTCCATAACCACCACCATCAGAGGGTGTGCTTGGTGGAGACATGTCAGTTGTTGGTGTCACTGTTGGTTGTGTTACATTCATATTTTGATTTGTAGTGGTAGTAGTCAATCCTGCAATTGTCTGTGATGTTAAACTTTGAGCAGGTGTATCATATATTATATCATGAGGTGTTTTAGTGTGTGTTGCACCAACCATTTTAACACCTCTGTGTATGTGGAAAGGTCCTGAGTATGGTTTTCCATTTACATAACCCACAATTAAATTAGTTTCAGGTCCGACACAATCAATAATTTGAATAATTTCACCTTGTAAATCTAGATCTAATTTTTTAATTATTGGTTTTATAAAAGCTCCGACACCAGTCGATGAGGTTATTTTTATAGTTGGTAAATTAGTTATTGCAATATTATTTATCGGTTGAGCAGAGATAATTTGACCATTACCAATAGTAACATTATATTCAATACCATTACTGTCTACAACCTGTGCATCCTCATATCCTGATCCACCAATAACCACCACTGCATCAACAACACCAACCACATCTATTTCTGAATCTATTTCCTGACCAACAGGATAATTTTCACCAATAGAAATTACATCAACATTTTGCACTTTACCATAAGTTGGTGAATCTGGATCGTAATCAATATTTGCTCTTGCCACAGCACCATAACCTCTGCCACAAGAATCTTGAATACCTATCAAGGGTGGACTGTTAAAGTAACCATCGCCAGGATCAGTTATTTCTACACCTATAATACTAGCTGTTCTAGACACATCTGCTGTAACTTCTGATAAACCATCCGTATTTTGAACAAACTCACCAAGAATCGCAGTACCAAATGCTCCAAATCCATCTCCTCCAAAAAATGTAACCTTCGGACCTGAACAAAAATCAGGAACTCCACACTGTGGATTCTGAAGTGCATCTGCACCACCAGATATTTCATTCACTGCTTGAATTGCCTTATTATAAGTTTGTAACAGATCAGGACTTGGACTGGCACCACTTCCAAAACTATATAAATTTACTTTTGGACTACATTTTGATTTATCTTGATTACAATCAAAAAATCCACCAATTGATGTAAATGCACTGGCTGAACTCGTTAAAAAATCCCCTACTTTGAAAGCTCCTGGTAGTAAAGCAGAAACACCACCTAATGCACCTGACAAATTTGATGCTATTTGATCATTGATGGTATTTAAAAGACCTCCTGTTATTTGTTCAGATATACAAGGTCCAATGGTTGCAACTTCAGAAATAGTTTTTTCAAGTAATCCTCTAATTGTTTTACCTAATCCTGCTTGAATTTTACCTGGTAAACAATCCAAATCACCTTGTAAATTTTTGATTGGACCTACAAAAGCTTTTTGAGCAGCTATTCCAGCAAGATCTGCTGCTGATGTGCTTCTTGTTGCTGCTAAAACTATATTGTAAGCTTCATTATACTTTGCATCCAAACCAGTAGACAATTTTGGAAGCATATTTTTATATAATTTATTCATTGAATTATTAACAACACCAGTTGATAAATTTTCCAATTTTTTTGTTGCAGATGCAACCTCGGAAAATAAATCCAATCCACTTGATAATCCACCAAATAAGGTGTTGATTGTAGTATTCACACCATTAAGAAATCCATCATCACAGGTATTTGCCATATCATCTGTAATTTTTTCTTTAAATGCTTTTGAGAGTATAACTTCTCCTTCTTGTTTGATTTTCTCACCTGTTCCATCACGTTCTTGCCTTACAAAACCAGTCTTTCCTGAATTTTTATTGTTCTCATTATCTTCAATTTTATATGCTGTGACACCATCTGCTTCAGGAACCCTGTTCGTGTATGCAGAAAAAGGTTCAAATCCTTCACCAGCAGCTCCGATAGCAACATCACTTGTGCGACCCAAGGCACCAATGATGACAGGAACTTGTGAATTATCACCATCTATAAAAAATCCAATCACTACGTCACTTGGACTCAACCTTACAGTTCTTCCTCTCCCTGCTCCTCCTGTACCATCAGAGTTTGAAAGCATGGCAATTGCCCATGGTAAATCCTTATCAGGAAGTTGACTTTTAGATACTGGATGATAACCTAAAATTCGAACACGAAATCTATTTCCCCAACCTTCTCCATTAACTTGCTCCTCTTGAGCTTCGATTGGAGCTATCTGACCTATCCACCAGTTAAATCCATCTCTACCTATAAAATTTGTTTTAAAAAGTGAATCTTCAATCATGTTCCATATTTACCATAAGTGTCCCTAACTAAATTTAAGGATGTTGTTGAATTGTTTGGATTAAAACTGTGGCATAAATCTTTAATCAAATATTTTCCACTAATTTTATCATCAGTTTCATTACTATCAATAGAAGTTTTGGGGAAAATACATTCGATTATATCCCCAGCTCTTAAATTTGTATTACAAGGTATCATTATATTTATTGATTGAGTAAAAAGAGTATTATATCTACTAACTGTCTGTGATGCATATAGTTGTGGATCTGCATTTGGATCTTTTGAAACATTTGCTTCAAGAGTTCCTTTGTCAAGAACTTGTGAAAAAATTCGACTTGGTTGATCGATTATACCTTCAGGTAGATTATCTATTATATTCTCACTACCCAAATTAGTTTTATCTTCAGAGGTAAATTTTTTGTATGAAACTTGAAAGTTTGTAGGATCAAAAAAGTATCTATCACTTGAATAAGTACCAAATCTTAATTTTTTAACTAAATCTTGATTTCTATCAACCGTATATTTAATGATTTTATAATCTAATGATGGTAAATCAGGAGTTGGTTTAAAAGTTTCAGAACTCTCAGTAATTTGAGTAAAAACATATTTTTGCACAGGATCTTGTTTTAATAATGAATCAACTGACACAAAATTAAATCCATCTTGTGTTTCAAAAAAGAAAAATCCTGCAGTGGCACTATTTGCACCAGTTGGAACAGCTTTAGAAGCTAACCATGTCAAGACACGAAATGGTTTTTTTAAATTGCCTATAAAAGTATATTTGTTTTGTGTTGCTTCAATATTTGATTTACTTCGATTTACTCCTAAAACATTTGTTAGAATATTGTCAACAGAATTATCAATCGTTCCATTGTATTTTTTATAAACTCGATTTAACTCATTTGAAATTGCTGCACCAGATGTCAGATTGAGTAAGAAAGATTCTTTTTCATCCTCATTTATCATTTCAGTGATACTTGAAACTGTTAAGTCTAATTTAATTCCTGATTTGTTTATGCCAAGATCAAGAACATCCATCTCCAATAATTCTCCACCTCTTAATGGTAATCCATTATAAATTGATAGATACTGTTTTTTAGCATCATCTCTCATTGTATTACCTGTGTTTATTACTCTTATTTTTGCAGTAATAGCTGGAGATAAAATACTTTCATAATAATTAATAGATACTGTTCCACCTCTTATGTCTACACTTTTTGAATTTTTATTATTATAGAGTGTTAATTTTTGATATTTTGATGGTTTTAATGACATCCTACTCTCCTAATTTAATATGCTGCCAATCTTCAATTTTTGTTCCTTTCTTTTCACCAATAATAACAGTTGATGATGATTTATTGTTTATGGTAGAACTATTACCATTATTATTAGATGAATTATTAATTATAATTATATCTTTATCTTTAGCAATATCAAGTTTTCGATTTAATACATCCATTGTCCTTTTATTAGGTCCAGTAAATATTTCCCCATATCCAAGAGACAATACATTTTTCCACCATGGTAATGGTTTTTTCTTAACTTCCAGAGCTAATTGATTTTCAAGATCTTTGATTACATTTTCACGTCCTTCACTTGCTATTCTTTGATCTACTTTATTTTTTATACTAGAATCAACTGCCTTACCAACTGTTTGATCCATTACATAATCAGCTCCTAAGTTTAAAGTGTAGTCTATTCCAAAATAAACACCTGATTTAAGACTTCCTTTAGCAAAAGATTTAACATTTTTAAGAGTGAACATATTCTTTAATCTTTGAGTTAAATTAAACGGAACTTTTTTAGGTTTAGGAATTTGGGGTGCTTTAAATAATTTATTACTAAGTTTAGTACCACCACCTCTTACATTTTTAGGTTTAGATTTAGATCTATTTTTCCCCTTTAAATTGTTTTTCCCCTTTGGATTTGGGTTTTGTTTGAATGAATTATATTTACTTTTTAATAATTTTTGTTTACCGTCTGTAAGTGTTTTTATATTTTTAAATTCACCACTAAGTTTTTGCATACTTCGTGTTAGTTTGGATGATGATTGTTTAAAATTTATATCAGATAGTGATTTACTAAAAATAATTAATTTTGAAACTATCTCAGTCATATTTTGACTTAGAAAATCCACAAATTTTTTCGTACCATCAACAAAGTTGTTTATCTTTTTAATAACATCCTTAATAGACTCTATTATTTTTGGTAAATTTTTTATCAACCATCCAGCAAATAAAAGTGATACAGCTTTAATTAAATTAGATCCTATATTTTTTGTACTAATAGAAGAAGATTTTTTATTTAATTTTTTTGCATTTTCTAATCTTCTTTCTTCTGCTTCAAATTTTTTTCTTCTCAATCTTTTTCTATAATTTTTTAAAATTAATGCTCTAGTATTTCTTTTAATTTTATTTGTTTTTTTAATTGTTTTTCCGACACCAGAAAATATACCCTGAACCTTTTCACTCAGGGAGTTTTTTATATTTCTAGAGGAAAGATTTAAATTCATGAGCCTGTGTTAAGTGCTAACCCTGTCTCAGTACGTGCAATATCATCGGTATTTACGGGATTTACATTTGCAATTCCAGTTGTCGATGATTCTTGATTATAAGATGTATTACCACCACTATTTTGTCCACCATCAATATTAATTATATTTGTTGTTCCCTTCGGTGGAGTTGATAATTTATCATAAGAATAATTAACAAATTCATCTAAAGTAGTAAATGCTGATGTATCATCCTTTATATTCATTTTTTCTATATTTTCATTATTAATTTGTTTTTCTTCTAAAAATCCTTGAGAACCAAGTTGATCCATAGCTTCAACTTGAGCATCTCTTTTATCAAGTTCAGTTGAATCTCTCGACTTTAATGTGGGTCTCATATCTGCTTCAATTTTTCTAATATTTTTTACATTTTTTTTATACTCTTCAAATGCTGCTTCTTGTTCAGGAGTTGCATATGGTTTATTTGTTTCTGGGTTTATAGATTTAAGATATAGTTCTCCAAATTGTCCTGTATTTTGGTCTATACCCATGTTGCTTTCTTGACCTGCTACATCTATAAGCATCGCATTTCGAGAATTCACATTAGATGGAGGTTGAACACCTGCTGCAATTAGTTTTTGTTCTTCATTTGCAAATGCCTGTCTAAAAGCTGCTTGCGTGTCTTCATCAGCATTTACTCCACCAGCAAGTTTATTTGCAATTGATTTTACACCAGGTTCAATAACATATTTGGCACCTAAGTATCCCAATCCTAAAGCTGCCAGTGCTTTTAATCCTGCAGGATTAAGTAAAAATTTACCAATTAAGACTCCAAGTGAAGCAACCGAAGTTGCAACACCTGCTATTATCGCTGGTAATTTTGCTATGAAAGCATTCATAAACAAAAATACTCCCAAAACTTGTGCTGTGCTTGAAATAACTTTTTCTTTTATCTCACTTATCTTATCTTTATCTCCACTTTTTTCATCGTCTAAAAATTTAAATGCCTTATCAGTTAACCAACCACCAAATAAAAAACCAAAGGCTTTCATGAGACTACTTAAAAATCCTTGAGCTTTTTTTGCAACTCTAGTCATCGGCACACTAAGAGTTTTATTTAATTTTTTTTCGTTTTCATTCTCCTCTTCTTGTTTTTCAAATGCAAGACGTTCATCTTGTTTGAGTTTTAATTGTTCATCTTTTATTGCAAACTTACGATTTAAGAGTTCATTATTAATTACAAAATCTTGAAGTTTTTTAAACTTATCACCTATCGTCATTACCATACTTTCTATATCTGCAACTCTATTTTCAAGACTCATAGGTTTTGGAGCCTTTACAATCGCACCATATTTTGATAAATCAGTTCTTCTTCCAAATACTTTACCTACATCTATTCTTCTTTTTCTAAAAATTGTAATCCTTTCTTTAGTGGATAAGTATTCTCCCGTAACAGGATTTATACCAGTTACAGCAGGACTTAAATTAGGTTTTCTTGAGATACTAGATTCCACTTCCTTGTTGCTGTTGTTTTAAATTTTCTTCTTCAATGTACTGTTGTAGTAATGATATGTAAATTTCCTTTTCCCAAGGAATCATATTTTCAAGCTCAGTTAATGAATATTTATGGTGCTGCATCAAGGCAAAATTCAATTTAAAGTATGACTCAAGACTTGTATGAGTCATACTTACTCGAAAAAATCGGACAGACCCTCCAAAATTATTTCATTTTCTACTTTTGTCTTAGGATTTTTGACCTTAACAGTATAAGATAATTTAGGCATAGTCTCAAAAAAATTCTCTACTTTTTTAAATTGTTGAGAATTTAATTGTTCAATAAAATCATTTAACTCTTTTTTTGTGCAATCAGATGCACTCCAAGACTCTTCCTCATTAAAAACTTGTTCAATACATGATGCAATTAATTCAAATGATTCTTTCATTCCCATATCATTCACATCAAAATTAGTTTTTACAAATTCAGATAAAGAAGGATATTTCATTCTCATTTTTAAATTTTTATCCAACTCAATATCACGATTATGATCTGGATCCTCTAATATTTTTATTTCATCTAAAGGAATAGTTACAGGAACTTTGGTTTCGTTATCATCTGGGCATGTCACCATGACTTCAACCTCCTCACCTACAGATTTACCACGAATATTTAAAAACAAATATTCTATATCAAAGGTTGATAAATTTTCAACCTTAACAGTTCTTGATAAAATACAATTACTAATAACACTTTTTATAGCGTTTGTAATTTGTTTTGTATCTTCCGATTCAAGTGCAATAATCAACACTTTCTCTTCTTTAACAAGAAATGGTCTATATCTTATTTTTTTCCCAGTAGAAGGGAGCGTCAACTCATAAATTGGAGTATTAATTTTTGGTAATGGCATAATATTTTATAATGTAATTTATTTATTAGGGTAAAAGTGATCTTAAAAAGTTTTCATTTGAACCGATATTACGACTTAAACTTGTCACTTTACCACATATGTACCTCTCATATGAGAAGTTAACACTTATTTTTAAAGTTTGGGAGTCCCCATATTGGACAGGAGTTGAGTCTAAACTCCTAGGAAACATTCCGAAGAAAGTATATTCAATTTGATTTTTATAATCCCTATCAAACTTAACTAACTTTATTCTATCACATTTATACCCATCTGTCCTCTCTCTAGGATATCTCATTCTATAAAAATACCCTTCTTGATCTTTGTTTATACCAGTTATCTCAGACCCATTTGTAATATAATCAATCCAATGTTCAATAAATTTTAACATTTTATATTCTTTATCAACATAAAATTGTAAATTAGTATCTACAAATAATCTCCTATTTGCAAATTTTTCAGTTACACCTGTAAAATTATGATCTGCATCATGAGTTTGTAATTGAGTACCTGGTAGCACTGCATTGCTACAAAGTAATCCAGCGTTTCTTAGAATAAAATCTTTGTCCACTCCCTTTGAAGTTAAAAATCTAGAAAGACCACCAGACAAACCATCAAAAGATAACTCATAATGAGATGTTTGTGCTGTGTCGGCTACTAAACCTATAAAATCAGTTATTTTTCTCTTTGATACCATTAAAACTAAATAGTTAGTATATTTATATTTATATATGTCTTATAAGGGTAAATATCGACCTTCATATCCAAAAAAGTATAAGGGTGATCCCACAAAAATCATTTATAGATCATTGTGGGAAAGAAAATTTATGGTATATTGTGACTCAAATACAAACATTTTGGAATGGGGAAGTGAAGAAATAGCACTACCATACAGATCACCACTCGATAATAAAGTACATCGTTATTATCCTGATTTTTATGTTAAGGTGAAAGAATCAAATGGTTTGATTAAAAAATACATTATTGAAGTAAAACCTCAAAAACAAACTATTGAACCAAAAGTTCAAAAAAGAAAAACAAAGGGTTACATTTACGAAGTGCGTGAATATGTTCGAAATCAGGCAAAATGGGAAGCTGCAAAAGAATTTTGTAAAGATAGATTATGGGAATTCAAAATTATCACAGAGAATGAACTAGGTATCAAATGAATAGTTACCCCACTGATGATAATAGTAATCGTGTAAGAGGTGTTGTTGGTAATATCATCGGCACAGAAGATGCAGATGATCTCATGATCAGTTTAATGGAAGCTGTTACTGACTCTAGCACTCCCGTACCAGACGTTGGTAAATATTATGTATTTGTTTATAATCCAAAAACACCAAATCTAAGATATGATCAAAATCCTCTTGTTGCAGTGACTGATATTTTCCAATGGGGATTTCGTGGTATCAATTTACACATGGGTGGATATCGTCAATATACATGGACAGAGGTTGCAGGAAACCTTTATGAAATCTATCCAGATGAACTTGCAGACGTAAGAGAGATACCTTTTGGAAAATTCCTACTAAATAGTTAAAAAAAAGGATATGACCTTTAGTTATAGATATCCAGATGCACAAATAGATAATAGGACAGATTATTTAGAAATAAAAGTCTTACAGTATAAAGCGCCTAATATTCAATTCGATAGAGAAATTAGAGCAGAGAGAACTGCAAGAGAAACTATACAAAATAAATTTGTTTCATCACCTTCTGCACTTAATACTGCGAATGAAACATTAAAAACTATAGATAAAAACAGATATGGGGGTGGTGGAATAGGTCTTCAAAGAGGAAAAGATCAATATAAAAGTAAAGAAGAGAGTTTAGGATATATTTTTCTTCCCATGCCTAAAACTGTTGCCGATAGCCAAGGTGTTACTTGGAATTCTCAAAATTTAAATCCATTCGCAGCCGCAGGAATTGGTGCTGGTATGGGTGTAATAAAAAGTGATGATAATTTTTTAACAGCTTTAGCTCAGGGAGGGTCAGATTTTGCACAAAGATTGTACAATGAAGGAACAAATCCTGCACAAAAAAATGCTATTCAAGCTTTTTTTGCAACACAAGCAGTCAATGCCTTTGGTGCTCAAGTAAGTGCCGATGAAATCTTAGCCAGAACTACAGGACAAATACTGAATCAAAACGCAGAATTATTATTTAGTAGTGTTCAATTAAGGACATTTTCATTTTCATTTGACTTCGCACCAAGAAGAAGAAAAGAAAGTGAGACCGTAAAAAATATCATAAGAACATTTAAAAAAAATATGAGTCCAAAAAAGAAAAGTGGTGTATTTTTAAACAGTCCAAATATTTTTCAATTATGTTATAAGACTGGTCGTCAAAAACATGCATATTTGAATTCATTTTTTCCCACAGCTTTAACAAAGGTGGGTGTGAGTTACAATCCAGATGGAGGACAATATGCAACTTATGAGGACACATCTCCGGTAAAACTTAGTTTAACATTAGATTTTAGTGAAATAAGTCCAATATATGAAGGTGATTATGATGAAGAAGACGGATTGATCGGAGTAGGTTACTAATGGGTTATTTTAGAGAGTTACCAAACTTAGAATATCAATCACCATTTTCGGATAGATTGTCAGATTCATCGTATGTGTTTGCAAAAAATATATTCCGTCGAATGAAAATTCGTGATGACTTGCAAAACATATTCACAATTTTTGACAAGTATCAAATTGTTGATGGGTCAAGACCCGATACAGTGGCAGATGAATTATATGGTAATCCTGATTATGATTATGTTGTTCTTTTAACCGCAAATATTATAAATGTTAGAAATCAATGGCCAGTTACAAATAAAGAATTATATGATTATGCATTAAAAAAATACGGTATTGAAAAATTGAACGATACTCATCATTTTATTACTAAAGAAATTAAAGATTCAGATGGAAAATTAATTCTACCTGCAGGTAAAGTCGTAGATTCAAATTTTACTGTAAGTTATTTTGATTCCACACCAATCACCACCTCTGCTGCAGAAACTGTGACAGGTATTACTAATTACGAATACGAAGTTGAAGAGAATGAAAAGAAAAGAACAATATATATTCTCAAACCGACTTACTTAGGTCAATTTTTAGATGACATGAAAAATGAGATGATCTATAAAGAATCATCTCAATTTGTTTCTCAAAGATTAATAAGAACAGAAAATACTCGTATTACTATTCCTTAATTATTCTTCAGCTAATTTTTGAAAATAAGATAAGGCATCATCATCATCTTCATTAACGGATGATGGTGTTGTGGATACAGATGCAGTTACTAACTCTTCTGCTTCTCCACGATCAGTATCTTCTTCCTCAAATACTGGTGCAGCAGACTTCTTGTTTCCAAGAACATAATCTAGACGAGTCTTTAACTCATCATAAGTTTTAAACTGATCTGGATTAACAAACTCTGCAAGAGAGAACTGTTTTTTCCAGAGTGATTCAAGTGCATCATCATCATCAAGTAACGGAGTTTGAGCAGTAAACTCAGAACTATCGTAATTTCTGTAACCTGCAACGTTCTTTGCTTTTAACTTAAAGTTAGCACCTTGCCAGAAATCGAATGGATCGATTGCCTCTTCGTCTTCAAACTCAGGTTGCATTGCAGCAGTAAGTTTATCAAAGATTTTCTTACCATACTTATATAAGAATACTTTACCTTCGTTCTCAGGATTAGCAGGGTCTTTCACAACATAGATATTACTAATGTATGTGAGTTTACGTTTCTGCTTACGAGCAGCCTCTTTTCCTGCGTCTGTTCCATTATTCCAGAGTTGAGTATTGTACTCAGAAACTGGATCTTTTTGCCCAAGAGTGGTGAGTGAATTTTCAATATACCATCCACCAGAGCTTTGGAATGCGTGTGAATATAGTTTTACAAATGGTAAGTCTTCACCATCGGGTGATGGGAGAAAACGTATTACTGCATAACCATTACCAGATTTATCAACATCTAGTTTCCATAAACGGTCATCACCTGATGTTCCGTTATTATTCATTTTTTCGACTTCTTTGACTAACTTTGCAGTTAAAGAGCCTAATTTAGATTGCTTTTTTAAATTTGCAAAAGACATTTGGATTTCCTCGGATTGTTTAGATTTGGAAGATACTAAGATTATAGTAGATAATTAAGATATTGTCAACATTACTATTTAGGGTCTATCTTGTCCCTTAAATTTTCAATTGTTTTTTGCATACCTTCAAACAAAAGTAACATATCAGTCTCTGGTGGAAATCCCATTAGAGCCACAGACTGTTGTAAATGTCCCTTAAGTTTAATTGCTTCGGGATCATCTGATAAGGATAATCGAGCATACATAATCCTTTGTTTTTCAAGAAGATCAGATAATTTATCAATATGCTCTTCTCTTTCTTCTATATCCATGTGTTCAAACATGAATACATTTTTGTACAGTGAACTTTGCAAATCATGAATCTCTTCTAATGCTTCTCTCACTATATCTGAATCAAAAAAATTAGTCATTAACTATCTCTCTAAGTATTTTTTTATATTGAACCACATTAATATTTAGAAATGGTAAGTATTTTTTAATCTTTAAACTAACTAATTCCCATGCAGGATCATCTAGTTTTTTATCAAATTCTTTTCTAAAAGAAAATATTCTTTCGAAAATTGATAAAGTTTCTAAGCTTATTTGTCCACCCAGATACTTTTTGAGTATTGGTGGATGACCCTTCGAACAGTTGAATATGTTCTCTAATTTTTTTTCGTAAAGTAATTCCTTTGATTGTTCTTTGAACAAGTAAGTTAAACTTTGCTGTCGTCTCATCCATTCTGCATAAGTCCTTTCTCCAGAGTTTATGATTTCTCCAATCCATAAATTTTTAGGATTGTTAGTAGTCACGAAATTAGCTAGTAAAAAATCTGTAATTTCCTGATCAGAATATTTTCTTGAGGTTTTTTCAAACCAATATTTATCCTTCCTTTTGTTAAAGGATGTCATGGTTGCTCTTGATTTACCACCATACTTGATAAAATCATACTTCTTATTAGTAAAATGACTTTTCATGGACAAGTATGTTTGATAAGTCTCAAATGGTGTCACTTTCATTTATAAAGGTAGTTTAGCACGAGAAGTTTTCTTCATAAAGTTTAATTGAATTGCATCATATTTCAACCTTTCTTTTAATGGTTTTGAAATAAGTTTTGAAACTGATTGAATTTCAATATCATTATCATCACAATATTGGCATATAGCCTCTATGTAATTAATTTTTTCCTTAGAAACAATTGTTTCTATTTCCATGGAAAATTTTTGAGGTGTCAAAAACTTTTCTTCGATAACTTTTTCAAGTTCTTTATTTGACTCCATACATCTCCAGTTTGTCGTGAATAAATTTTTTAATATATTTGTCGAGTAATTTGATAAATTTTGTTTTGTCGTATTCTTCATAAACAACACATTCTCCATTTTCACAGGACATAATGATAACTAATTTTTTTACAGATATTCCTGTTAATTCATAAAACATGCAACCATATGCCATTGCTTGGACAAAATAATTTTCAATCCAGTCTCTTGGTTTTGGTTTTGCTGATGTTTTAAAATCAATTATCGATAATTCGCCATCATATTCAGCAATACAGTCTACTGTCCCTGCAATACCTAGATGCCTACTATATAGTGATCCCTCCAGAGCATGAATATTATCAATTTTACCCAGTTTTTCTTTTGCTACATTAAAAAGAAACTTAGAAATGGGAGGAACGTCAGGAAGTTTTTGGTCATTTTTAAGATAGTGTTCTGTTAAGGTATGCATGTTTGTGCCACGAGTAGTCGCAGCTTTAGTAACACGATCCGCTTTTTCATCACCTACCCTTTTTCTCCAATTGAGAAAAATTTGTTTGTTAAAATGACTTGTAACAGAGGTAATAGAAACTAATCTAATTAATTCATCATTATCTGGAACAGAATAATAACGAACTCCATCTATAGTCTCCCTAGACAGTTTAGGGAGATCAATTTCAACATGATTAAACATTATTAATTAAATAGATTGTTTTGCTATAATGTACTCTTTTACAAGTCCAGATCGAACTATATCTCCGACCTCAAATTCTATTATATCAAATGATTCCATTTTACGCAAGACGTTCATAAAATCATGAATTCCATTTCTCTCATTTGACTTAGTTAGATCACTTTGGCTTGCATCACCACAGAACATAATTTTACTATTTTCACCCACACGAGTTATTATACTATCCAATTCATGAAAATTTAGATTCTGAAATTCATCGACTATAATTATTGAATTATCTAGTGTAGTTCCTCTTAAAAATGAAGTGCTCCAAAATTTAATTGTATCTTGAGATCTTAAATTACCATATAACATTTCAAAATCAGCATCAGAGGGCATCTGAAACATATACTTAACCATGTGCTTATATGGTATCTGATAGATATCAGCCTTATCTTCATGATCGCCAGGTAGAAACCCTATTTCACGAGTTGAAACTAAAGAACGAACAAGATATATTCTTTCATATGGTGTATTTTCATTTAAAACATCATGAATCGCATTGTATAAAGTAATAAATGTTTTACCAGTTCCAGCGCATCCATATGCAACAATATTTTTTCCATCTTTATAAGATTTAAATAAAATCTTTTGATTATCAGTTAATGGTTCAATATCTATCAAATAATCATGATTTAAAGGTTTTTTCCTTTTCATCTGCTTGGCAGTTAACCCAACTCCAATTGGTTGGTGTGCAGATCCTCTTTTTCTTCTAGGCATTAGAATGAATAATCTCTGTTTTTACGGACATTTGCGCCTGGTTGTTTTGATGCTCTATCTAATACTTCATTCCAACCACTAGATTTTGCTTCTCCAGTCCACTTAAACTCGGTTGACTGACTCGCACAACCTTCAGACCAATCTTTATCCCATTCTGGATTATCTTTTCTCCATTGATCATAAGCAGCCATTGTCATGGAAAGTTCCTTCTTTTCTTTTGTCTCTTTATGTATTACTGGATATGTAGGCATAATTGATTAGTTTTGTAAAATTATTTAGACCCACTCTAGGGCTTCTGATACTGCAGGGAATTGTTCGGTAAATACCTTACGACATGCCTCTGCAATCTCCATATGTTCCTTCTGTGTTCCGTGTGCAGACCTTAGATTAATATAATGAATCCATGAACGACATGAACCAGTCATATAGATCTTAGTCGGTGTACAGAGTGGTAATACCATTCTAGCACATTCCTTTGCCACACCCTCTTCAATCATTTGATTGTAAAGACTCTGTGCAGAACTGAATAGAGTAATCATCTGACGATTCAGTTTATCAACAACCTTCTCATCTAGATCATCTATACTATTCTGACGATTCTTTGTGTCCTGTCTACGCAGTTCTGGCAATTCAATTTCACCTAATTGATTACTCTTTGCATATCTTTGGGAAAATTCTTGGAATGTAAAACTACGATGTCTTAATATCTGTGCTGCTATAGCTCTTGTTGTTTCTATTTCTAGTGTCATTGAAGATTGCTCAAAGACAGACCAGTGGTTGTGCTTAATACAATACTTTAATAATCCTGCATAGTTTGGATTATCTTGATTGTCTGGGTTCGAGACTCTGGCAATATGTGCCATTGTCTTTTCTGCATCTGGTGTGACACTTACTAAATTAATAGTCATTTTCCAAATCCTTTTGGTTTTTGTTTTCTCTTTGTAATTATTTCACTTTCTAACATTAATAATTGTTCTCTCATATAATTTAATTCTTGTTCATTATATAAAAAATCTTGTTCTAAAGCTTTTTTGAGATTTTTTAGAATTTCTTTAGATCTCATTCATCATCCTCAAAAATTTGACTATAATCTAATGATGGATCATTTTCATCTCTAAGTTTCTTATAATCTTCATATGTTAGATAAGAGCTTTTATCAGAATAAACTTCTGCTTTTAATTCTGCAACAGCACGTTCTAAATCATTAATGAGTACTTTGAGATTTTCCTTATTCATGAGATTTTCATTTTATTTATCATAGCACAAAAAAAGAAGGGGATCAACCCCTTCGTTTTATTTTCCGTACAGAAACTGAATTTCAGCATTTATGATTGTGAGAAAGATAGCAGA